CCTGCAGGCGTTTTCCTGAACGCTACGGCAAGCTTCTTTAGATTAGGTGAACCCGATCTTAATCGGAAGCGTGGCTTCTTGGAATTCGCCTTAACGTATTTGTTCCAGGCGCTTAGTTTACGCTTTGGTTTTCTATGCTTGATTGCTGGCATCAGACTGGGGCCAGTGTCAAAACCTAAACTGGTGCCGCACTCTGGACAATACTTCATGGGCATTATTGTACCTCTTTTCCTTCTACGACAACCGTCATGGACCCAGTGGGACCCGTTGCCAGGACTTTCATCCCTGTGTTAGGTGGGATTGTATAGTATAGATTGGGGAATTGGGGCCCGATCCCTGCGTCAATGATGATAAACTTTGATACATGTAACGCCTCTTCGTTGCCTTGGAGTGTCCAGGACAATACATCACCTGTAGAACAACCCGAATAATCGAACGATACGTTTGTGACTACTGAATAATATCGGTTTGGAGAGATAAAATCCAATAGGGTTGTGCCGCCTGCAGTTAATTGTTTTTGGCCGCTCCAGGCAAACATGTGGTCACCAAAAAAGTTAAGGCTCGGCCCCGTCGAAAGTGTCACGCTAAATCCTTACCGCTTAGCGACCCATAGAAGGTGGCGCCGCCGTCGTCTGTTGTCTGTGCAGTGATCTTAACCTGAGTATATTGGGGAACGATAAATTTTTTGTCAACTAAAGCGCTCTGTTCTTGTTCAGGGTTAGAAGTAGAAGCAATGGTTAGCATAGCCCAAACAATAACTTCATTCAGATAAAGCCTATAACCAAATACTTTATTGGATTGGGATAAAGTATTGATGATAGCACCAGGCGACCAGTTTAATTTTAATGGGACTGCAGCCCTGAAATCAAATAAAGTTGTCTCCCCACTTGCGTTTGTTATTGGTCCCGTTGTATTATATCCATACCAATAACGTCCTAATACATTTAACTCTAAACTTGAGGCTGCGACTGTATTGCTTCCAGAAGAATAACCAACGCCTTCAGGCATGGTTAAATTTATTCAAACTGGATTGTAATACTAGCGTCTATCGTGGCCGCCGTTGTGACTGCTATCTGCAGATCTAAAGTATTACCGCTTGTAACGCCCAAGGCGGTCTTTTCTTGTACAACGCAGTTAGCTACTCCAGTACCGCCAGATGCTGCCTGACTAATTGCAGGTCCCATAAAGGTTGCATCTCCTTCTTGAAGCGCCGTACCCGTGATTTTGTAGCCCGTACAGAAATCTGCACCGGTCGCAACCCCACTAACTCCCATAGATATAGAAGAAATTTGTGAAACTCCAGTAGGCACAACCAGGGAAAGCCCCGATGATGCAAACTGACTGGTCATGCTTTGGAAACTGGTGGTCGCGCTCAATGCGGCCGAAGTCCTTGTTACGACAATTGACATGTGTATTTTATCCTCCAAACGCGTCTCTAACTGGTGTCATAGCGCGAATTTTTATGGGCCCCAAGGACGCCAAAACTGGCGAACCTCGAGAAAAGGAACGTACTGCAGCCTTGGCCAAAAATGCCCCTACAAGGGTTTTGGTTATAGCTTTCTTATTGGACTGTGCCGACTTGGATAAAGTCGTTAAACCTGTATTCAGATCTCCAGCCAGGAAAGACTTTGCGGCTGAACCCGCATTAGTCTGTGTTAAAAGAGCTAAAGCAGCCCCAGTTTCAATTACATTAATTCCAAATTGGCGAGAAGGTTTTCTTCTGGCTCTGCCTCGGCGTCTTACCATGCCCGTGTTACTTACTTCTGTTATATAAACCTTCGTGGAATTCCGTTTGATACTTTCCACACTGATTGCAATAGTGCTTGCGCTTGAACCAATATTGTACTTTCCCTCTTATATCAGTACATTCACAGGGCCACATCTTAGTATATTTGAAGTTCTGAACCTCCTTCTTTACTAACAATCTAACAAATTCGTTAAAAGAGATCTCCTTGTAGCGACAAACCCGCTTAGCTAAAAGGAACCAGGCACTGTTAGTAGGAAACTTGAGAGCAACCTGCTTTAGCGGTCCGCCATAATGCGGATGTCGACCCGAACTAATACCGCCCATTATTCTGGACCATCTCCTATTGCCTCTTCCATTGGTTCATCTGGAACCGCCTTCGAACAATGTTTACACATTACCCAGCCATGAAGATTTCTTTCTCCAATATATGACCTGGTCATTGATTCACACCTTATACAACGTGCTAGAGTTCTATTGCTGTTTACCATTTTATCTCTCCGTACTTACATGAAAGAACCCCTATATAGTATATACTGTATATATTGAAAATAAAAGAAGTGCGTGATACACAAACACAAAAAATATATATTTTATTGAAACTAGAGGCCGTCGTACCTGTTATTATTAGTATATATTATATTATTATTATATTATATTATACATTATTCTTTACTTTAGACCTAGTCCAGGGCCCTTTTGGGGCTGTTTTACCCCTACTTCGGGGCTATTCTGGGTGTTTAGTAGGCCTTCTAAGCCGCTTCTTTTCATTAACATTTCTGCAACCAGGCCCATGATGGGGCTCTCCTTGGTTATCGCATTAATTGTACTCTGGCCTGTAGACTCGTCTATTTTTTTACTGGCTGCACCCAGGGAACCAAAAAAAGAAGATTGAAAAGTTTCAAGCATTCCGTGGGTTCGTTCTTCTATCTCATCAACAATCGGTTCCAGGATGATTAAGAGATCCTCATCACTATCTGGAGACTTCGCCCACTCAACCCATTTATCCTTACTCAATTTGGCAATAAAATGGCTTATTCCAAAATAAAATAATGACCAGGCGATAAAGTAACCCAAAAGTTCTAAAGCTGAAATAACCACTATAGTCCAGGCGGTCTAAGACCAGGTCGGCCTAGTTTCTTTTCGCCAGTTGGAATATCTTTGTACTGTTCATATGTTAACGGGACCACTGAAAGGGTTATTTTTTTCGCTATTGGTTTTACTGGTTCTGTAATCCCTGCGTCTTGGGCCAATTTAAACAATGTAAGCAGCGCACCTAAATTCATTTGCTAATCTCCTCTTTAATATATGTGATAAGGTCACTAAGTTTGGGCGCAACTGGCGCAGGTGCTCCGAAGGTTGGAAGTCTTATGTCTACACTATCTTTTATTCCTTGTTTGACATCCTCGCTTAATTTACCAACTCTGGTTTCAAGGTCTGAGATAATACTCTCTGCCAATCTGACACCCAGAAAACCAGCAATAAACCCGCCAATAACTATGGGCGTATTTTCATTTCCTAAAAATTGGCTCAAATAATTTTCTTTTCTTTCGCCCCCCATATATTCATCTAAGGCTTTTTTCTGAGGTCCTGTAATCTCCTCTATAGTTACGTCATCGGGTACAACAGCAAACACCATTAGCGCCTCTTCTTTTTGCCTGCAGGCGTTTTCCTGAACGCTACGGCA